TCATCCTGATATGATCAGCTCGCGCGCGGCCGTGCCTTTGCCGCCTCCGACGCTGTAGCGCAGACCCACCTCCTCCATCGCGAAGCCATCGAAGATCGAGCGCACCTCGGGCGTGTCGTTGATGGAGAGGATGAAGCGACCTTTCAGCTGTCTGAGCCGGTCGGCCATGGTGGCGAACTGGTCGCGGCCGAACAGCTCCTTGCCGTAATCGCCCTCGCAGCCCCAGTAGGGCGGGTCGAGATAGAACAGGGTCTCCGGCCGATCATAGCGATCGACGAAATCAGCCCAGTCCAGGCACTCGATCGTCACGCCGGCAAGGCGCTCGTGGATGTCGGCCAGCAGCGGCTCGATTCGGGTCAGGTTGAAGCCTGCACTGGAGACCACATCAACCCCGAAATTGCGACCTGATACCTTGCCGCCGAAGGCCAGGCGTTGCAGATAAAGAAAGCGGCCGGCGCGCTCCAGGTCGGTCAGCGTGGCCGGGTCGGACGCCTTGAGACGATCGAACTCGCGGCGACCGGAAAGCTGGAACCTTAGCGTGTCCATGAATTGCGGATAGTGCCTCTGTAATATCCGGAACAGGTTGGCCACGTCGCCGCTGCGGTCGTTGATGACCTCGGCGCGCGGTTTCGCCTGCCTGCGAAAGAACACGCCACCCATGCCGACGAAGGCCTCCGCATAGGTGCGGTGCGGCACGGCCGCGATACGTTCGCACAGCATGGCGGCGAGCTTGCGCTTGCCGCCGATATAGCCGGCCGCCGGCGAGACGGGCTGGACGGGCGAGAGTTCGGTGATCTTCATCTTTTGTTTTCCGATAAGCGGTAGCACCGCAGCGCCCGCAAGGGCGAGGATGCGACGGTTATCTTTCGGTGCTGTCGGGCGGGTCTGGATTGGCGTCTGAGCCCGCCGCCACGAATTGACGTGGCCGTCCCTGTTGCGGCTCAGGAGCCGCCCTTCGGCACCTCCCATGGCGGCGTCGCGTCATCGAGATCGGACGCGGCCTCACCGCCCTTCTTGTCAGCCTTCTTTCCGGTCTTGCTGCTGTCGCCACGCTTGGCGGTGATCGAGGTGGTATAGGCGCTCTCGCCCGAAAACCTGTGCTGCACGGTCTCGATCGACCATTTGCCGTCCGCGTCCCTGTCGCAGTCGACAAGCTGCAGCTCGGCATCGGCCTGCGCATCCGGCCGCCCCCACAGCTCCAGCGAGAGCGTTTCTTCCTCGCGCTCCAGCCCTTGCCTGCGCCCCTTGACGGCTTCGCGGGCCTCGTCCTCGTCCTGGAACGGTTCGGTGATCTCGGCGGCCAGCTCGCCGTCGCCTTCCTCGACCTTTTTGCGCGTCGCGTCGGCCTGGTCGTGCCAGTAGGCGCGGACCTTGCCATAGGCGGCCCGCGCCGTGCCGCGAAAGGTGCAGGCGTCAGCCAGATCGTCCGGCCCGACCGTGACCACCGGCAAAGGCGCGCCGCTGATCGTCATGGCGTCGCCCTTGCGGGAGAACACCAGCCGGCCGTCCTTGGCGGACGCGACCGCATTGAGGCGCTGGCCGAGCCACGAAAGCAGGTTGGCGTCACTCTCGCCGAGCTGGGCGCGGTACGGCACCCTGATGCCCGCGATCTTGTTGCTGACGGCGGGCTGCAAGCCATGATCGGCCGCGATCTGCTCGATGACCTCGCCGACCGTCATATCCTCAAAGGCCCGGTTCTTGCGCTCCTTGAGGCTGTCTCCGATCTTCGCGGCGCGGGCGATGATCGTCATGGTGCGCTTGAGGAAGGTCTTTTCCGCGTCCTCGACCTCATAGGTGCCGAAGCGCACCGGCCCGCCCGTCTCCCTGAAGCCGCCGCCGAACACCACGACCGCCTTTTTGCGCGGCCGGGCGATTATGTCGCCGGCATTGTCGAGGATGATGGTGAGGCCGTCGCTCTCGAAGCCCGCGCCATCTTCCACGGTCGCCTCGATCAGCCGAGGCCGGAGCAGATCGGTGATGTTGCGCCCATCGACCGAGCAGAACACGACAGGCGTGAAACCGGTGCGGCCGCGCCGCAATATGGCGGGATCGATCGCCATCAGTCGAACAGGCGCAGCATGGTCTGCGGCTCCCTCTTTTGCTCCAGCTCCGGAAGGTCGATGACGAGCCCGGCCGGCATCATGGGCGGATGACGGCTGACCCAGGGATTGGCCATGAGCAGAGCGATCAGGGCCTCGGGCTGGCCGGGGTATTCCTGGGCGGCGATCTCATCCAGCATCTCGCCCTCTCTTGTGGTGCGCGTCCTCATGGCGTCACCTGAAATAGCCGAGCACGCCGGTGCCCGGACCTTCAGCGCCGAAGCGCAGCAATGACAGGATCACACCGGCCCGGCGTGGTCGGCCGGAGCGGTCCATATAGCTGTGCTCCTCCTCAACCGATGCGATCGAATACCAGCCGATCATGCGGAAATCGCCGCGGATCAGCGGCAAGGGCTGGCCGGCGCTGGCGATAGTGCGGATGGTCTCGACGGTCGTATCGTCATGGCCGGTCAGCCGGCCGGGATAAAGCGTCGCCTCCAGCGTCAGTTCGCCCGCGCCACGGCCGAGGAACTGCAGGGCGGCCTCGCCGGACAGGCGCGGTGTTTCCTCCCAGCGCCACATGTCGGCGCGTGACAGAAGATGCGGTGCGAGCGAACGCATATGAAAGGTGAAGGTGCCGAGCTGGAAGAGGCCCATTATCCGGCCCCCACGTCGCCAAGCACGCCATCGAGTTTGCGGCGGATGGCGTCGCCGGCATAGTCGGCCGCCGCCTGCGGATCGGACACACCTGTGATGCTGACGCCACCAAGATGGACGGTGACGCCCTGCCCACCACCACTCCTGACGCCTGCCGCCGGCGCGGCCTGCGCGCCAGCCGCACCTTGCGACATGATTCCGGCGGCGACACGGCTGGCCGCTCGCGCAGGGCTGTCATGCGCCATGCCACCGGCAAGCTGCGCCGAGATCTTACGGCCCATGGCGGGCAGCTTGCGCAGCGGTCCGGCCTTCGCCGGCGATTGCGGGAAATGCCCCGCCACGCTGGACGCGACCGCGTTGGCGGCGGCCGCCGCCTGCGGCGCGGAAGCCTTCAGGCCGGCCGCAAACTGGTTGCCGGCTTCCAGGCCCGCCGCATAGGTGTCCATGCCAGACAGAATGCGCTCGATGGAGCCCACCGTGTCCTTCGCGGCAGCCTCCGCGCGCTTGTCGATGCGGCCCGCCGGGGCAGGCACATGCTGGGGAAGGTCGTAGGGGTCCTGTGGCGCTGACGGAACTCCGGCATCCTCACCGGGTGCCGGCCTGCCAGCCTTGCGCATGGCTGCGGCTTCGGCCGCCGCCGCCTTGCCGTCAGGGTCAGTGAAATCCCTGCCGGCCGGGATGATCTCACGAAGGCGCGCGTCCCGCGCCTGTTGCACGAAGGCGCGCTTGTCTTCGTCCAGATAGGCCGAGCGCTCGTGCATCTCCTTATATTGGGCGGCGCGCTGCTCCTGCTCGATACGCTGTTGCCGGTTGGCCTCCATCTGCTCCGACACCCAGTTCATGACCTTCGTAGTCATTGGCAGTGCGCCATCGCCGACACTTTTCACACTGCCGCTAATATTGGAGGAAAAGCGTTTCCACGCCTCGGTCGCATTATCGGTGGCGACGGCGAAGTCGTTCATCACCGTCCCACCGGACGTTTCCATCTGCTGGATCAGCGCCAGAACTTCCGGCATGTCGCGCAAGATCGCGGCGACGGCAGCGGCCGAACGGGAGTTCGTCACCAGTTTGGAAACCTTGAACGGATCGCCTTTCGTCGCCTTGTCGATCTTCTGAAGGATGGCGAAGACCGGGCTCAAGCCCTTGTCTTTTGCCTGCTTCATGGTCTTTTCGACATCAATGCCCATCTTGCTGGCCCGCTTCACGAAGTCGGAAGCAGTAAAGTCGTTGAGCATGTTTTCGAAATAGGTCGCAGCCTCGTCGGATGAACCGACCACCTTGCGGATCGACTGCGCCATGGCGACCGTGTTGCGCACGCCGGTCTCGCCGGCCTCCCCATATTTTTGCATCTTCGCAAGCAGCGAGGGCAGGCTTTTGGCCATGTCCTCAACCTCGAACTCGCCAGCCTTGCCGCCCAGCGCGATGGCGTCATAGGCGGCCATCAGCTTGTCGGCCGTGATGCCCATATTGTTGCGCAAGGCCACGGTCGCGCGCGATGCATCCTCTGTCGACGCCTGTGTCGCCTTTGCGAACACAAGCACACTATCTGTCATGGCGGCGGCATCCGCGTCGGAGAGGCCGCCCGCCATCAGCCCGCCAAACACCCCATATGCGCCCTGCGTGCCGACGCCACGCCGGGCTCCGGCATGGTCGAGCGCCTTGCGATGGATGTTCATCTGGGCTTCTGATATCTCGCCCAGCACACGGAGCTGATCACGCTCCCATTCGTCGGAAGCTGCTCCCTTCACGGTCGACGCGGCCAACATGCCGGCACCCGCGCCGACACCGAGCCCCATGCCGCCAAGGAAGCTCAGGCCTATCGCACCTGCCTTGGCCCCTGCACGTGACATGAGCGCGCCTGCACCCGCACCGGCAACCATGTGGTGCCCGGAGCCGCCGCCAACTCCAGCCCTGGTCGCCGCGCGCCGTTGCGCCTGTTCGAGACGGCGCTGCTGACGCTCCAGCGCATACGCTTCGCTGCGCTGGCGGCGCATCGCATTGGTTGAACGGTGAATGGCTTGTGCATGCCGGTCCTCGGCGCGCGCCGCGCGTTCGGCATTGCGCGCCGAGCGGTCGGTGCCCCAGTCGATGCCCTTGCGCGTGGTGGCGGCCTTCTTGCCGGACTTCGCCAGCTTGTCGAGCGACTTCGCCGCCTTCTCGGCCTTGTCGAAACCCTTCTCGATCAGTTCCAGCGTGACGCTGGCCTTCATGTCGGCCATGGTTTCAAGACCTTTTCAAAGCGGCCTCAATGAGGGTTTGCCGTTGCTTCAGTCGCGCCCTGGCGGTCACCCACCAGAACGCCAGTTCGGACAAGGGGAGCGCCATCAGATCGCGCCGGCTGAAGGAATAGGCCGATGCAACCGTCTCCAGGGCGGTCAGGATTGCGCCTTGGTCCCGCCCGCCTTCGAAGGGTTTTCCTCGTCCCCGGCGGTGTCGGTCTCAACGCCCGCCCATTGCTTGCGCCACCAGTCTTCGACCTGGATGATGTCCACCGGCTTCAGCTTGCGCAAAATGGCGAATGGCAGGTCGGCGCATTTGGCCGCCACGCGCAGCTGCATCTCCGACTGGCTGGCGTTGTCGGGCAGCTCCCGCCCCGCGTCGCACACGTCGCCGGCCTCGATATCGCGCAGGGTGAGTGTATCCCAGCGCTGTTCGGAACCGCCCGCAACGGCGGACGCCCCCATGCTCGGCATGATGATCGGGCGCTTGAGCGTGATCGATTTCATCTGCCGTCACCTTCCGATCGCACGGCGCGCTTCGACAAGCGCGTCATTGCCGTTGACGCGGAAGATCATGCCCTCCGGGTCGATGTGATATTGCTCGACGCCATTGAGGAAGCGTCGATAGGTGTGGATGAAAAGCGGCAGCTTGACGCCTTCCAGGCTCTTGCGGCCCCACTCCGGAAATTCGAGGTCAACGGAGGCGTGCATGTGGATGACCACGCTTTCGGAGCCCTGGTCGCGGGTGTCGAACAGCTCGCGCCGGAACTGGAAAGGCTGCGGCATGCCCGGAACGAGGCCGAAGATGTTGATGGCGTCCTGGTCGTAATTGTAGAGCGTCATCTCGCCTTTCAGCGCCTCCAGGATCAAGGCTGGCTCGACCTCGCCCACCATGCCGCCGCCGGCATAGCCTTCACGGACCCATTTCAGGTCGGGCTCCTTGACCGTGGCAAGCTCCGCGAACTTGCCCTTGCCGTCGATGAAGGCGGAGAAATAACGACCGGTCTGCTTCATGGCGGGCTCCTTACGCCTGCGCGGCCAGGTCGCGGACGATGTCCTCGACCAGCACGTCGAAATACTTCTTGTTGCGGCGCGACCCCACGGTCAGGCCATGGATCGGCGGCGTCTCCTCCGCGTCGAACTCGATGCGCAACTGGCCACGCCGCAGCTGGCCGTTGGAGTTTTCGGCCGGCAGGAAGAAGGCGCGGCCGTCGATGATGGCGCCAGCTTGCCGCATATCGCCCAACTTTTCGTCCAGCGACACGATCGCTTCGACCACGGCCGGCGCGTTCATCGGCGCGTCGACGATTGGCGCGAAATCCCTGGCGATCATCTCCTCGATGGCGAAGCGCGTGCGCACCACGGACGAGAACATCCAGTCGTCATCCGACGAGGCCGACAGGCCGCCCCAGTAGCGATAGCCGCCATCGCGCACGATGGTGTTGATGCGGTTTTCGTTGAGCAGGTGGCTTTCGGTGTCGGGATCGGTGTAGTCGAACGTGATCGGCCGTTCGGTGCCGACGATGCCGCCGATCACCGCATTGGACCAGGACACCCAAAAGCCGGCCGGCTTTTTCGAGTTCGGGTCGCCGTCGCGAATGATCTTGCAGCCAAGCCCGGCCACATAAGGCTCGGCGGGCCGCGCAACCGGCAGCCCATCCGCACCCGGCACCAGCACCATGGGGTCGATCAGATCGATCGCCAGCGAGCTGACATCGTCGCGCCATGCAAGCGCCGCCTCCTTGGTCGCCCCGCCAATGCCGACCAGCATGCGCGCCCGCTGGCGCTCAAGGAACGGCACCAGCCCCGCGACAACAGGATTGGCCGCGTCGCCTGGACGCTGGCCGGTCAGGCCCGGAGCCATGTAGATTTTCGGCTTGAAACCCAGCTCACTCGCCACGCCCTTGAAGGCGTGCAGCCCGGTCATGGAGCCTGCCGCGCCGACCGCGTTGGCCAGGGTGTCCTCGATCTCGTCACCCTGCTCGATCCGCACGATGCAGGTCTTGGGAATAAAGCGCCCGCCGGCTGCCGTCACCAGCCCGTTGAGGCTGTCAGCCAGCGTGCCGGTGAGCCCCAGAGCTTCAATCTGGGCGAGATCACCGGTAATGCCCACCGGCGTATCGAGCGGAAATTTGGCGGCGTCGGCGGCGGGCGCGGTGCCGAGGATCGCCACCGGCGTCTGGTCGAGGATCTCGAACGACACGGTTCCTTCAGGGACCCGGTTAACGCGCGTGCCGTGCTGGTAAGTGAGTTCGGGCATGTGGCTGGCCTCTCGAAACACGAAAAGGACTGATGAAGTCCCGGTCTCGAACAGGCGTAAGGCCAGCGATACAAACAATTAAGGGGGCAGTTTTGCCCCCCGGAACAATTAAATTGTGATGAGCTGTCAGCGCCGCAATGCGCCTTTCAAATGCTCTACCAAGCTCGCACGAGGACGGAACTTGTCATGCCACGAAATAGAACGCAGCCAGTGAGCGATGCGCTTTTGGTGGGTTCTCCCTTTCATCACCTTTTCGCAAAGCGAGAAATTATCGAAGCCGATATCAGTCATTCGCTTTTTCAGCTTCGGCTCCTCATGAGCCAGATGCGCGTATTTGCGGACATCGAAGTCGATCATCACGTTGTCGATTTTGGAAATCTCTCCACTATCGATCAGGTCGTTCATGATATCACATTCCGATCCCTCGCAGTTAAGCTTCATGACCACTAGATCGTCGGCCTGAATGTGATCGCGGAAGAAGTCGGAGGCGCGGACGAAGTCGCAGCGCGTCACCATCGCCTTGGCCTCACCCTCTCTCTTTTTCACGCTGGCACCCATGTCATCCAGCCCATCGGAATGAAACTCCAGTTGCCCGGTCACATTCGAGAGGCCGTAGTCCATCAGCTTCAGCCGAGGATCGGAGAAAGTCTCGCGAATTACTGTTGAATGTGCAGAAAAAGGCTCAAAACAATACACAACATCAAAGCTGTAAAGAGGCTTCAGCACCTCCTCCAGCGTTTGACCGAAATGGCCGCCAACATCCAGAAACACCTTTCGCATTGCCGCCCCACGTTCCCCATTAAGCCAGTCGCCACCGGCCAAAACAAACCCACCGTCACTTATGAGTAGTTGGTCTCTTTGTTCAAGCCCTATGATCAGCTAAAGCCTGTCGGCCGCTGCAAAGAATATGTCGATCTGCGCCGGGGTGAAACCCAGCGCGGCAAACCCCGCCTGCATCATGGGATCGGTGCGCACAAAGGTGCCGCTATCAGAGTAGGCTATCCGGGTGGCTCGGTCCTGCGCGGCGATCCACGCCTCGACATGATCGATTATTCCGGCGGGATAGTCCGGCTCGATTGGTGACAGCAACTGAAGCTTGAACTGGCGGGCGGTCACACGGTCTGGAACGGGCGGCGGAGGTGCCGGCCGAATTGTAATGACGCTCATTGCTCTGCCTCCTGTTCGGCAAACCACGCCTCGGCGCCAACGCCGTACCCATCCGGCTCACCGAAATCCGCCGACCACAGATCGCGCTCGGCGCGATCAGCCGGAATATCAGAAACATCAACGATCCGGTATGGCACTCCTGTCGGCACGTCTTTTCGCGCAATTTCGGTTACGGGGAGCGGTCCAACGGGGATTATGACGGCCACGCCGTCACCCTGAGGATAGATGATGCGATGCATATCAAGCTCCAAATACGATAACGCTGAATTCGGCCATATCGACGTTGCCAGAGGTGTAGGCATAGCCGGTCTTCACTCTCAAAGCAGATGCGGTACGAGAAACTACTGCGGTCCCATAGGTGGAAGGGTTAGTGGAACCCTCAGTCGACATCGCACATGCGTATTTCGCGTTGCCCAGAGGTGCGGCGAAATTGATGGTGTAGTCGCCCACGCCGTTGTCGGTGATGCTCGACACATTGAAGCTGTCGCGGATAGCAACTGTGTTGGTCCCGTTGAAATTCACCCAGGCCTTGGCAACGCCAGGGCTGCTAGCATTATCGTCAACGTATTTCCTGGTGGCGGCATCGTCATCCTCTTCCGGCGCCCCCACCTTGAGAATGCCGCCAGCACCCCGGAGTGCAACCGAGTTGGCGAGTGGATCTGCTGATAACAACACTTGACCAGCGTTGCCGTTTGTAGCCGTGCGGCCAATCACAAATCTAGCCGACCCTGATACCGCCAGTTCGCTTACTGGCATCTTGCCGGTGTGATTGCTTCGGTCGAGCACGTAGGCGTCGAAATAAGCTTTCAGCAGCGCCTTCAGGTTCCCGAGCGTGACCCAGAAGGCAGTCGAACCGCCGGCCTTGATGCCGGCCAGCCTGTCGCCATCGGCCGGCGTTGCCTCCTGATTGGCCCCGGCCAGCGCCGCACCGACCGTTGCGGTTGTGGTCAGTGCCGGCAGTTGCGCCGTCGGCACCTTGCCTGCGGCGTCCAGGCCGGCATAGCCGTTCGCCTGCCCCTTTTCAGCGACAGACTGCTTTGTCGCGAGAAACGCTTCCAGCTCGGCGACCTTCTGGTCGGCAGCTATCAGCGCCGCCTGCGCCGCCGCAATCAGCGGGTTGATGATCGCGTCAACGCGTTCGATCCCGTTTTCCCGATAGGCAGCGTCGAGGGCCGCAAGGTCCGCGCGCGTCTGGTCGAGCGCTTCAATCGCGGCCGCCAGCACCGGGGCGATGCCGGCGTCGATGCGATCAAGCGCCACCTGCCCATATCGCCGCTCGAAATCGTCGGCCATCGTCTTGATGGCCTCGACGGCGGCGATGCGGATGTTGATGTCGGCAAAGACGCGCTTCAGCTTCTTGATGAAATCGACGGTCCGTTCGTCGAAATCCTGATAATCGACCTTTGCGCCGTTCTGACTATTCATCGGCCGGCCGCGCCTTGTCGCCGAGCTGCACGAGCGTCTGATCGTCGACGCGGTACAGGCGGCCGGGAATGAACCGGGTGATGCCGATCGGCGTGATCTCGCTCACCTTGACCAGGTTGAACCCTTCCGCATCCTTCTTGATGGTCTGCTTCGCCATGGTCGAAAACTCCTTTTGAAAGCGGTTTGAAGCTCTCCGGCCGGAGCCGGAGAGCCGGGGATCAATAGGCGTTCCAGACCATCTCGTTGACCTGCCACAGGTCGCGGTCGGAGGCGGCCGCGCCCACATGCTTGATCCGGAAATTCGAGACAGGGGCGCCCAGGTTGAAGGTCGCCTTGCGCCGGATGCCCATGTCGGCTGGCCTGTCCTCGATCACCGAGGCGGTGACCTCTCCGGCCTCGGTGAGCAGCTTGATGGTCGCGGTGTGGTCCGGCGCGCGGAAGTAGCCGAGATATGTGATGACCGTGACCGTGGTGGCCGGCGCGGGCAGATTGATGGGCTGTGAAACACCCGTGAAGCCCGATTTCGAGCGCGTGGCGCGCAAGCGGCTGTTGGTCAGCTTGAGCATCGGCTGAATGTCGGCCGTGCCGTTGAAGACGGCCCGCAGCTTGACCAGGGCGGGCTTGTTGTAGAGCAGGCTCTGACCTTCGCCGCCGGCGAAGCGCGACCAGACCGCCTGTCCTTCCGGCTGGATTTCCCAGTCGATCGACGAGCCCTCGGGGGCGATGCTCTCATACAGGAAGTCGAGATCCGTGACGCCGCCGGCCAGCGACACCGGCGTCATCTCGATCACGGCGCGCGGGTTGTCGAAACGGGCATAGATGGCCCGGAACAGGAGGTCGCGCGACAGGTCGCCGGTGAACCAGCCGCCGTCCGATGAATAGAACAGCGAACCGTTGAGATAGGCGTTGTTGTCGGCCAGGGCGACGCGGTGGCTGCCCTGCGAGATCAGCACCGTGGCGTAGCGCTTGCCCCGCTCGCGGTAGATCGGCGGCACGCCGAAGCGGGTCCACTGCGGATAGGGCTTGAGGTCGGCCGGCTGTTTGGTCACCGAGGCGATGACCTTGGTGACGTCGGGCGCGCCGGCCGTCACTTCGCACACCGCCATGGTCACCGCGCCATCGTCGGCGATCTGGGTGAAGGCGAAGTCCTGGCCGAGATACCAGCCGCCCTGCGCGTCCAGCATGGTCTGCCCGATGACAGCGCCGTTAATAACCGTTTCTGTCGGGATGGCGTCCCAATATGGCTCTTGCCAACTGTCGGTCCAGAACTGGGTGACGCGCACCATGCGGTGATTGATGACCGCATTCGCCCGATCAGCCTCGGCGATCTCCCATGTCTCGCCTGCGCGGCGCATGATGCCGGAGGCCGGGTCATATTGGCCCGACCGCCACCACTGCGCGTTGGTGCACACGTTCATGCTTTGGCCATAGCGGATGCGGGTGCGCGTGATCGTGCGTTGCGTCAACGTGATGGCCTGGCTGGCATACTGGTTGAGGGAGATATCTCCGGCATAGCCTTCGACGCGGATGCGCACCTCCTCGGAATATTTCGGCAGGAGCATACCGGTGGCCTGATCGACACGGGCGGCTGGGTCGAGCGGATTGAACAGCGCCAGCGCCTGTTCGGTGATGTTGTCCCAGTTCGGGCGGATGCCCTCCTCGACGCGGCAATCGCTCTGGACGTGCGCGATGTCCATCTTGTCGAGGGTCAGGTAACGGTCAGCGCCGTATGAGACCGCGTCCTCGTCGATGCCAACAGCATCCTTCAGGAGCGCCACGTCATAGAGCAGCTGCTCGAAGGCGACCGACGATGCCGAAGCGCGGAGTCGTTCGGCAAGCGCCGCGATATCGGTGCGCAGGGTGCCGATCAGCGGCTCGGCCATCTGCCGCCACATGTCGATCTGCATGGTGAGACTGAAGATATCCTGCGTGGACTTGAGCCTTGCCGCCTCATTCATTTCCACCACCTCCACGCCGGTGGTCGACAAGGTGATGGTGGCGATGTGGACATAGCCGGGGTCGATCGGGGGAAGTTGCGGGTTGGCGCTCTCCTGCCCGTAAATGACATCGACATTGGCGACGCGCGCCCGGCGCATCGCCACATCCTGCGGCTCGACGGCGTTGGTGGTCACGTCGGTGCGAAAGTTGCGACGTTCGATGTCGGTTTCGGTTTCGACGCCCCAGGCGACCAGTACCGCCATCTTCTGGGCGGCCACCGGCAGGGAGCCGATCATGTCGATATTGACCACGACATCGCGACCGTGGATCGGGCCTGATGCATAAAGCAGGCCGGGTGCGACCTTGATTTCGGCCGGGCCGGTCTTTTCCGTGAGGAAGCCCCAGTAGCGCTTCGAAGCGCCGATCATGGCGCGGAACGCCTCGTCGAATGAGGCGCGCGTGAACGCCTGAATGTTGCTGGCGTCGTCGGCCAGGAACTGCTGGCGCGGACGGATCATGACCTGATTACGCATGGTGGCGGAACTCCTTTGAGTTGATCATTTCGCCGAAGGCAAAGCCGCCAAATGGCAGCCCGTCGGAAAATCGGACGGATCGATGAAGCGCGGTGGAAACAAGGGTGCGGTCGGAGGTCGGATTAGCCGCCGCCACCGCGCCGAACAGGCGTCGCCGGTGCGCGCCATCGTCGGGCAGAAAGAAATCGCTTTCGAAAGCGCCGATGAAGATGGCCTGCATGTCGAGCGGGAAACGGGCGTCCACGTCCACCAGCATGTGGTTGGCGTCGAGCCCGAACAGATCGTCATCATCGAGACAGAAGCCGCCCTCACGCGCGCCACCCGAGCGGCTGGCGTCGTAAACCCGGAAACTCTCATAGATCATGCGGTCGGCGAACGAGGGCTGAAGGAAGCTCGTATTGACGATGGCGTCGCCAAGCAGGAAATCTTGCGCCGTGCCGGCAACGGTCACGCGCTCGGGCTGTGGCGATATCAGGATCGCGTCGACGCCAGGGCGTGCCTCTGCCGCGCCATTGACCAGCGCCATGAACAGGACCGGGCTGGGCGGCATGAGATAGTCGCCGGTCGCGGCTTCACCTGCGAAAAAACCGCCCTTGTCGATGCCGGAGCCGAACAGCCTTTCCACGATGCGCGTGCCGCCCCCATTATAATGAGTACGGGTCTCGACAAGTTCGAGCTGGACGATGGTGTCAGCGGCGCGGTCATGCAGTTCGGCGCGGCGCTTCGGCCGTGGCGCATAGGGTGCGAGGAATATCCCGTCCGGTTCGTCAGCGGCGTCGCTGGCGAAAGCCTCGTCCAGAAAATCCCACGCGATGGTGTCGGAACCCGGCCGGTCATAGATGCGGACTTCGGCGAAGCGTTCGCGCCACCGCCGCTTCTCCTCGGCATCCGGGCCGGCCGACAGATAGATACCGGACGGTGGCAGCATGAAATCGACGGCCTGCCCGCCCATGATCTCGACATAACGGGCGACGGCATAGACCGTACCTTTGACCGAGTTGAGTTCCGGGCTCTCGGCCAGGACGGCGCGCATCCTGGTCTCGGACCAGTTCTCGTCCCACAACGGCGCGCGCAGCGCCCAGGCAAGGAAGGGCAACGCCTCGACGGGGCAGGTCCACGGGTTCCACATGCGCCCGACAGGATCGTCCAGTTCGTGAACGAGCGGCCCCAGTGCCGCCAGCGCCTTTTCAGGAACGGGGCTGCCTGCCGGACGCAGGTGAAGTTCGGGAAGCAACTCGCGGGACAGGAGATCAGCCATCCGTCCGCTCCATGGCAAGCTCCAGCGCCGTGATGCGGACACGGTGCCCGGCCGCCGGCACGATATCCTGCGCCGGCTGCGCCAGCCTCACGCGGCTCACATTGCCGGCATGCAATGCGGCCGTGATGGCGGAGATCGCCAGCATCCGGCGCGGCCGCTCGACCGATGCCTTCAGGAGCGCGAAACGGCGGCGGGCCTCGGCCTCGATCAACGCGCCGTCCGGCCCGATCGGCACGTCGATGGCGGCGACCACGGCCGTGTCGATCACGTTCAACTGGCCAACCGCCAACACATCCGAGGTTTGCAGCCTGGGCTCTCGCAAGCGCTTGTCGACCCTTGCCGCGAGATCCGCGGCGGCCGCCGAATCGGTATCGTCATGGATGGTCTGGATGGCGACATTGGCGTAGCCGGGTGCCGGGAACCAGACATCGGCATCGACGATCGCGACGGGGTCGACCGTCAACGTGTGGAAGAGATAGCCGCCGAGCGAACCGGCGCTGGAATAAGCCTCGGGCGCGAGCTGGATGCGGCGGCGCAAGCTCGTGTCGGTTTCGCCATCCGCGCGGACGATGCCGGCGAAGGCATAATAGGTGGCGGCGATATGATCGAGGTCCGCGCCCTGTGCATAAGCCAGCAGGATGGAGCGGCCGTCTTCGTTGTGGCGCTGTTGCTCCAGCATCAGGCGATAGGCCCAGCTCTGGCAGGCGCGCACGAAAGGATCGCCCTGGAACACGCCGCGCCATTCCGGCAACCGCTCCTGAAGGTCGGCTATAAAGGCGGCGATCTCCGGCTCCGGATCGAGCGGGCGGACGAGATTGGGCGGCGGCAATGTGGACAGGTCGATCGTCATGCCGGCGCTCCGGTGTAGAAACGGCGATCGACGATCTGCTCTGTGCCGTCCGGCAGATAGTCGAAGACGAAGGCCAGTGCGTAATTGCCATGCGCATCGGCCGAGACATCGCGCGCCATCCGAAACCGCACCACAGCCTCGCCGGTCTCCAGATCGCGGATCTGATCGGCCGCGACGGCCACCTCTGCGCACATGCGCAGGATGGTCGCCGCATTGCCCGGCGCATCCACATAGGCCGGCAAGTCCGATCCGTAATCACGGCGCAGCACGCACGTGCCCTTGCGGGTGTCGAGCAAATCCTCGATCAGGCTCTCCACATAGGGCCAGCCTTCGACAATCCGGAAGGTGCTGCGGTCCAGCCCGCGCGGAACGCGCATGGCTACTTGTCCCCGCCTTTGCGCTTTGCGGTGGTTTCAGCCGCAAGCGGCGGCGTCTTTTCCGTCAGCGCGCCCGACATGACGTGATACCGCGCCGTCTCTTCGGTGAGGCGCACCGTCGAGCCGATGCGCTGCGGCCGGTGAGCCGGATAGCGCCCGGTGACTTCATAGGTTTTCAACGCCTCGGGGGTTTTTGTCATTTCACGATCCTCACTTTGCTGGACAGGTTCGAGATCAGGGCGTCGCCCCGGCTGTCGATCGAGCCGAGCAGGCCGGCCGGATCACCGCCTTCACCGCCCAGGTCGACATCGCCATTGAGCAGGCTGCGACCGTTGACACGAAAATTGCCTGTGACCTCGACGCCGTCGCTGGTCTGCAACAAGGTGCAGTCACCGACCCGCTGCATGTATTCGCCGGCCTTGTCATGGGGCGCGGGATTGTCGTTGGAGAAACCGCCTGCCGTCACCCAGGAGCGCATGCCGATCTCGCCGGCCGGCGACGTGACCGTCACCTGTTCGCCGAGCGCCGGCTTGCCATAGGTGGACACTGATCCGGCGCGCTCACGCCACCTGATCCAGGGCGTCTCCACCGGCGAGCCTTCGGGGCCGATGTCGACCTTGATCAACGTTGGATCGTCGGGGTGATGGCGTGTGACGCGGCCGACGCGTTCCTGATTTTCGAGGCGGCGGCGGTTCTCGCGCGTTTCGAGGGCGAGCCGGGCGAACTGGCGCTCGATCGTCATGGCGCATCCTCCGGCACCTCGAAATACTCGTCCAGGCCGCTGATTTCGACCGTGCCGCTGGCCTCTTCTTTCGCCAGATCGACGCCGATCACGACGGGCACAGTGAACAGGCAGCCCCAAAGAGCGATGCCTTCCTTCTCAAGCTCGGCGGCCGGCGACGGCTCGACCGAGATCGCTTCGGGCAGGCCGACGCCGAGCAAGGCCGGCGATGTGACGTTACCATCATCGTCGAACTGCGCGGCTCCAGGACGCCAGGCCGCAAAGGTCGCAGCCAGCGCCAGCGCGAAATCCATCGCTGTATCGGTGCTTTCGAGCAGGTCACCGCTGCTGGCGATCGCTACGGCCGCAAAACGCGGCATGATCTTCAGCTCACCGGTCGGCAGAAATTCCGACTGGACCCTGCCGAAGATGCCGACGCGGGCGGCTGGTGTGAACATCGAAATCTTGCGAACCTCGTCCGCTTCGAGGCGGCCGTAGTGCAGATCGACATCCCGAAAGCCGGGATGTGCGGCAACGACCAGGTCCCTGAGGCGTGAGCGGATGGAAGTCAGAACCGTCACTGGAGCGCCCTCACGATGAAGTCTTGCGCGAACAGTTCGACCTCCTCGGCATTGGCGGCCGAAATACCGACATAGGGCCGCGCCGGCATCTCGACCTTGTCGGTCATCACGAAATTTCCGGCGACGAAGAAGGCCAGCTTGTCGGCGTTCACCGGCACGATCGTGCCGCCATCCTGGTGAATGCCGGCATAGACGAGGCCGGAGCCAACCTGGACGGAAGAACCGCTGACGACATGGTGGATGCTGTCATCGAGCGCGCCGGAGGCGAACAGGATCGAGGTGCCGGCGGCGTTCGGCTGCCATGCGCTACCATCCGGCGCGGTCTTCTCCGATCGGATGCGCCGCTGTGTCTGGCTGACAACCAGCCCGCCGAGTTCGTCGAGGAACAACGGACGATCGAAATCGCCCATCGCGGACACTTGTGCCGCCGCAACATCAACACCCTCCACGACGATCCGGAAGCTCATCACATGATCTCCGTATCGCGGGTGAAGTAGCGTTTTGGCGCGATGACCTGGACGCCCTTGGAGCCGGTCGCGCCGGTCGCGGCATCACCGGTCCCGACATCGAGGGGCGTGGCGCCAGCCAGGGTGATCTCGCCCTTGCCGATATCCTTGATCAGCTTCAGCGCGTCTTCGTAGCGCTTGCGGAATTCGTCCGTTCCGATCATCACGTCGGCGGCAAGACGATAGACGGCGATGTCGATGACCGCCTCGACCAGATAATCCGGAGCCGCCGCCAGCGGCACCTGATACTTCTTGTCGATGTAGGCGTCACACAGCGACGAGGCGCGCTCCAGCGCGGCATTCAGAGCTGCGTCATCACGCTGGCCGCTCTTGTTCTTGTCCGAGAGCTTGCGGATCAGGTCGATGCCGCGTGCGCTCTCCATATCCGCAATTGTCGCGTAGGCCATGGTGCCGGTCCTTCTCGGCCGGGTGCGCCTCCATTGGACGCACCCGGCCCTGACGGTCGCTCTCGGGGGGTATTCCGGGTGTCAGTCGATCGGCGGTGTGATCTTCAGAACCGGGTCGGCCATGATTTCGCGCCACTGGCCTTCAGTGAAATCGCCCTCGGCAACTTCGACAGGCTGGCCTTTCGGGAACCGATGACCGCAACGGCGGCGGCTCTCTGACGCGGTGATTGTGACGACCGGACCCTTCCGGGTCTCGCCGTCCTCGGCTTTGGTAGCAGGCTCGGTCTTCTTGTTCTTGGGATCGGACATGGTGTCTCCTTCGGGGTTCGTGAAAACCGCCTTCAAAGCGGCTTTCAGAAACCCCGCTGGATCGCTCCAGCGGGAATTTCTCCGGCGGCCGATCAGGCCAGCCAGGGCGAGTTCAAAATCTCGACCTTCTTGTAGTTCGGGTTGTCCGCACCATTGGCGAGACGCTGCACGGACAGGATTTCGTCGGCCTTCTTTTCGAGGCTGGGCGGGATCACGAGCAGGTCGGGCACGATGCCGAGCGGGCGGCCGTTGTTGCCCTTCAGGCTCATCATGGCCAGCCGCGCCGCCTCGAAGTTCGCGGCCGTCAGGTCGGCCTTGGAACCGAACGCCATCTGCCAGAATGCATAGCCGGCAGCGCCGCGCGAGCGGGTGCCATAGGTGAACTTGTCCCGCTCGAACACGCTCTCCGAAGTCGCCGGATCGTCATGGATGATCAGTTCCGGCTTGACGCGGTCCTGGTAGATGAACGGCTTCACCGGGCGCTTGGTGCACAACAGATACCAGGGCGTGTTCGCGCCGGCCTGCATGTTGGAAACGCTGATCTCCTCGCCGTCGACCATCACCGGATGATCGGTGTCGAAGAAATTCTGGCCGTCGAAGCACTTTGCGGAGAAACCACCCGGAAGTCCCTCGACGAACACGAGTTGCTCGGGATGCTCGGCCGCAGCCGTCGCCATCATGCCGATGGCGGGCGAGTAGATGCCATACTGGTCATCCTCGATCGCCGTGCGCGGCACTTCGACGGTGTCTTCGAACAGGCGGTTGGCGAGCGTATAGCCCTCGACCGACAGGTTCTTGCGGTGGCGATCGCCGATCCATTCGCGCATGCCGGCGAAGTCGCCGAGCCACGCATAGGTCTCGATCGAGGTCGAGGACGGCACCACGGTGGCGATGCGGGTGTAATTCAGTGCGACGCCGGCGAAGGCGTTACGGAATGTCGTCTTGAACCCGGTGTTCAAATTGGTGAGGTTGGACTTGTTGATGATCATGAGATCGTTTCCTTGGAGAGCTGAAGATCGGCGGCGCTGCGGAGGACCGTCAGGAGAAGGTCACCCAGACACCCTCGTCATCGACATCGAAGCAGATGCCGGCAACCGAGCGCTTGTTGTCATCGGCCGTGGCCGCCACCGTCTCGTCATCGACGATGTAGACCTGTTTTCCGATCAGGGCCGCCGTGACGGCATCGGTCACCGAATTGCTGTAGAGGAAGGTGCCGGCCTCGATCTCGACGCTTTTCGCGCCGGCGGCACCGCTGGAATTGTCGACGCCGTAAGCCGCCCGGCCGAGGCCGACCAGGTTGAGGGCCGTGCGGCCGGGCGCGGCAGTCCCGGCATCGTTGACCACCAGCGCACCGGCATGAATGACGGTGGCGGCTTTGACCGGCAGGACGCGACGGCTGGCGCTGCGGGACTTGGTGTTGCGATCGCTGGAAAGCATGGAAGGAAATCTCCGGTTGGACGTGCCGGCGCATCGCCGGCCAGTGGCGGCAAGGATCAGACTGTAAGGATCAGGCGGAGGTGCCGATCTCCTTGAGGTAGTCCTCTTCGGAGATGCCGAGGCGGCGGCACATTTCCTTCTGGGCATCGTCGAGCTTGCCCACCACCTTCGTGGGGTCGGCGCGCACCCTGCCATCCTCGCCGGGTGTCAGCACGGCCGAGAGCTTCGACAGGCGCTCCTTGTACTTGGTCGCGCCGACAGCCCGGCAAAGCTCCAGCTCGCTTTCGCGGATGGCCGGGATCACCTTGCCCTCCGAGATCGCGCCATCGACCAGGGCGACGACTTCCTTCTCCGCCTCGGCGTCCTTCAGTTCCTTGTTTTCGGCGCGCAGCTGCGAACAGGTCACGACCAGCGCATCATGTTCGGTGCGCAGCACATAGACGGACGGATCAGGCTTGCGGGTCGACAAGGCTTGCTTTTCCGTCTCCTGTGTCGCGATGGCCGACAGGATTTCGGCCTCGGTCGCGGCCTCCGTGAGCTTGAGCGCCTTGGCGATGGCTTTCAGCATGGCTGTGTCCTCACTGGTTTCGGGCGCTTCGCGCCGGTTCAGGGATTTGATGTAAAGGGCTGGATCGTTGGTCAGCGCGACCGAGGAGATGCGCAGCACGGTCTTCGTCGCCGGCTCCAGGTGCACCACCGGGGAGATGTAACGGTAGGATCGGCCTTCGACGGCCGCACGCCCCTCATCGGTCCAGGCCACCCGGCCGAACACCTCGCCGGCCTCGACCTTCAGTTCCTCGATCCAGCCGACTGCCGGCGCAGGCAGGCCCTGCGCGGCGCGCACTTCGGTGGCGTGCTCGTAATCGATCGGCATGTCGCGCTGGTCGGCAAGGAAGCTGGCAAGGATCGCATCGGGATCGACGTTGCGCAGCGGGCGACCGTCGCGGGTGGTGATATCGCCGGCCGGCAACAGCAATATCCAATCAGGCGCTGTCGCGGAGGCGCTACCTGGAGCGGACAAGGCAAGGCGGATGGCGTTTTTCATCGCCGCACCATGGCGGCAATAGCGAGGGAAGTTGCGGGGGCAGATTTGCCCTGGCGGCCTTTGAGGAAGTTTGGAGGGGACGGCCGATCAGCAGTGGCTGATGACTATGCCGGACCTATACACCTGCTCCGCTGCAAGATCGAGCCCGGTTAACGAAACAGCTTCAAATTTGAAGCCCTTTCAAAGCCCGTGGAGCGCCGCTGGCCTGCAATCCGCTCCACGCGCCCATGCAGACGTTCAACGCGCGTTCCGGGGCGTTTGTGGCGGCCACTGAAATCCGCATTTGATCCCGTTCATCAATCGGCCTATATGTTGGGAGCGTTCGAGACACGCTTGCCGGTCAAATGCGACCGCGGGGATGTAGCGACCCCCCGAACGCTTACTCTCCCATCGCATCACGCACCCGCCGCATTTCATCTCGCCGCCGCTCGCTTGATCGGAAGAACGTGGCGACACGCACGAAGCCTGCGGCCGAGCGGCGGAGCGCCACCATCCACCAGTTGCCGTCGATCTGCTTCCAGTAGGAATGGGAGCCGTCCGGCCTCTCTATACGCTCACCGCTGTCGAGCAACTCCTGCACGAGACCAAAGCGCGCTGGATCGACGTGGCGGTGCTTGTCCGATTTTACCGACAGCGTCCGGTTGGAAACGGCGACCACGGAACCCGTGCCCTGCAACCGTTCAACCGCGACCTTGGCGACCGCCACCGGCAACTGCACGCGCTCGGGCATCCTGGCATAGGCTTCCGGCGTGCGCCCCGCCCACAGATCGGCAACCGCCTGACGGGCGTGGCCAGGGTCGGCCTGTTCAATCCGGTCGCTCAAGGAGCGCATCAGGGTCCGGGCGCGGGCCTTGCCCGGATTGGTGTGCCAGCCGGGATCGATATCGACAGGCACCCGCGTCACCTCACCGGTACGCTTGTTACGGAATTCACGCCACTGGATGTCGGGCTCTTCGCTCACCCCCACCTGCTGTGCTTCGAAGCGGGTAATGGCCCGCACACGGCATTTGCAGCCCCAGCCGTTCGGCGGATAATGCGTATCCCAGAACGCATGGTCCACCGGCAACACCGTGCCTGCAATGGCGACATGATGATCGCGATGCACCCGGCTCGGTCCCAGCTCATAAATTAAATACGGCAATGCGCCCTTGGTGCGCTGGGCGCGTTCCCACTGTCCGGCCGCGTAGGCGCTGCGCGTGTTCGCCCAATAAATGGTCTGGAGACGGCGCGGGCTGCCGAGCTGCGCCTGGATGATCTCGCCGGTTGCAGGGTCGACCATCTCCTTCCTGCCCCACCAGCCCAGCGCCTGGAGACGTGGCGTCAGTTCCTTCGTGAACTGCGCCAAGGGAACACCCTCGGTCACCGCCCGGTCCGTGGCGTCCTTCAGGGCCTGCAGCACGTCCATCTCCATGGCCTTGGCCACGGTGTAGTTGAATGCATGCTCCTCACCCCATGTATCCTGCCAGTGGAAGGATTTCTTGAAGCCCTTGCCTTCCAGATAGGCGACGGCTTCCGGCGGCGGGCCGCCGCGCAGCCGCTCACCCGCCATGCCCGCCGCCCTCGATGCGCGCGGCGAACGTCGCAGCCGTCAGGCGGTCGATCAGCGGCTGCAGGTCGACACGGCCGGCCAGGCCGGCAAGGGCGGCCTGCAACTCTTCATAGGTGGAAGCCCCTTCAACCGCATCTTGAACCGCCTTCATCAGCGGGTCAATCTGCGGTTCCCATTCGTCGAGCATCGTGGCGGCAAATTCAGCGGCCGGATCGTCGAGGATCGAGAGCGCCATGGCCTGCGCCAGCTTCTGACGCCGCAGTTGCTCGCTCTTGCCGAAGCGGCGTCCGGGCTCGGCTACCGAGACCTCCGCACGCCGCAGCACTTTCTCGCCACCAGCCGGCTCGCGCCAGCCGAGCTTGGCCAGCACCGGGGCCTGTGGAACTTCCCCACCCATGTCGATGAAGGCCCGCGTGGCCTCCATCAACGCCTTGAGGTCCTCGGGATCGTCAACCGGATATGTGAGCTGCGGCATGCCGTTCTTCGGAATGCCCCGGTTGAAGGCGATGTAGGGATTGATAAGATCCCGCTGCACGGTCGCGGCCAGGTCATCACCATCAGCGCGCAGGATCAACAGACGGATGTCATCGTGAACCTCCGCCTGGGCGCGGCTGGAACCATCGGCCGATGTCATCGTCTGGCCGACAATGAGCTTGGCAAACTGTTCGTCCAGATATTCCGCCATCCCCTTGAAAGCGTTCTCGCCACCGGCGGACGCCTTCGTCTCGATGAATTCGAGCAGCATGCTTTCGGGGATCATCGCGCCGCCATCGGCCGCCACATTGGCAATCGCCCGCAACAGCGCGCGCTTGTCGGCCGCCGTGGCGTCGGGGCCGTATTTGCCGACCCGGAAGGGCATGCCGTACACTTCAAGGAAGGCCATCCAGTCCTTCAGGCTGAAGCTCTTGAGCATGAAAATCCACATGGCGGTGCGGGCAAGGCCCTGCCGGATCGGCGTGCCGGATTTCAGGACCGGCGTGTGGATCATGTATTTGCCCGGCGTCAGCGCCACGCCGTCCTGGTTGCCGTCCTCGCGCAGCCGCAGCTCGCGGCCGGAAACACGATCGAACTGAAAATGGCGTGCATCGCGCGGCAGTATGCGTGCCGGCATCCATACCGTGCCCGACATCGACCAGACGATTTCCGCCACGGCGAAACCCTTGGCGATGCCGTCCGCCAGGTGCATCACCACATTGCGGAACTGGGTGGTGTCGACCAGCTTGCGCACCTCTTCAGCAAGGTCCTGATCGTCCTTATCCTCACTCGCGCCCGTCACCACCGGCTTGATGTTGCGGATGGCCAGCTTCCGCTGGCCGAGCGCCATGCGGTATTGCGGCTCGCGCTCCTCCATCTCTTCGGCAAGCGTCAGGTAATCCGTCAGGTCCGCGCCGGGCTCGGCGCTTTCACGCATGATGCTGGCAAGGCGGTTGGGCGTCAGTCCGGAGGCGACGCCGTCATGCCAGATCGAGCGCACCCCGGTCATCGTGGGCGCGCTTTCCTCCTCGACGAGCTTGTGCTTCGCTACCGATGACGGTTTCAAGGGTCGGCCGTACTGGTCGATCAGGCCGGTGAATTCCCCGGTGAATTTCATCGTCGTCTCCTACCAAAGGCCGCCCCGGCCGAACGCCGACCGGTCGCCGACATCATGATGATCACCACGCTGGTCATCGTCCGCCGCCGCGCTCGCCGGCGTGTAGGCATATTCGCGTTGCCGGCCGCCGGCGGCATTGACAGCCAGGAAGCACGCCCAGGTCCGGTCGGCGTGGTCATCATCACGCTCGGCGACAAAGCGCGGTGCGCCGGTCGGCCCCACCATCTTGCGCAGCTTGTGCAGGTCAGAGCGCAGCGTAGGGCTGCCTTCCGGAATGCGGATGGTGCGATCCTCGAACCGCTCCTTGCCGGCCGTCGCCATCACCAGCTTGTTCGGGCCGGTGAACAGCACGCCCTCGACGCGATTTTCGCCATACCGGCGCTGCGCGTCCTCGACCGGCTTTTCGCCCATGCCGGTCTGGTCCATGCAGACACGCCCGACACGATAGCGGCGCATCACTTCATCCAGGGCGTCATCCTGCTCGGCGAATGTCGCCCGTTTCAACTCGACGATCTCACGCGTCCACAACACGTCGCCGATCTGCTCCAAGACCCAGATAACGAACAGGTCATGACGTCGGCCGATGTCGACGCCGACAAAGCAGACGCCGCCCTGGTAGAGTTGCGGCTTGCCTGCCCGGACATCTTCGACTGACGTGATCAGTTCATAAGTGAGCCATGCGGACGCCTCGTCCAGGTATATAAGCTCATATTCCTGCGCCCAGGCATCTTCGTCGGCAATGCCGGCGCGCAGTTGCTCAATGTCTCGCGGCAGCCCGTCCGCTACGGCCTGATAGATATCGACGGTATGGCGCGACCAGGTGTCATCATCGGCGGTGTCGAGTTCATAGAACTTGCCGCTCTTGCCATTCGGCGTCGAGGTGACGCGCAGCTTCCATCCAGCCGAGATCACCGGGAAAAGCGCTTTCCAGATTGCACCGCTGTCGCGATGAAACGCGAACTCGTCAAGAAAGACGTTCGCGGAGAAACCGCGCGCCGTATCCGGATTTGCGGGCAGAGCGGTAATGCGGGAGCCATGCGGAAACGACACTTCCAGCGCATTATATCTGACCGCGCCTATGTCGTATTCGATCTGATACTCTTCAAAAGGCACGCCATAAGCCTTGGCGTGGACCTTCACGCCTTCGTCCATGGCCTCCTTAGCCTGCCGCTCGCCGCGCGACAGGATCACCCACCGGGTACGCAACTGTTTGACGAGATGCTCGAAACTGTCGTCGACACTTTCCAGCGTCGTGGTGAAGGTCTTACCGGTCTGGCGGGCGAATTTGCCGAGCTTGAAACGGGATTTGTCCTGAAACCAGCGTCGCTGATAGCCATACAACAATGGGAGATCGGCCACGTCACTCTCCCGAATACGCCTTGCGGATCAGTCGCAGCACCTCGGCTGGATCGACAGGCCGCGCGGCATTCGCGACATCGTTTTCCACCGCATCGACAGCCTTTTCGAACCTCGTACGGAATTCATCTTCCAGCCGGCGGCGGTGCTCGGCCGACATTTTTGCAGCCGAGGCGGCTGACTGGACGGCTCGCGCCAGTTCCATCACCGACTTCGGATCGAGCTTGCCGCCTTCCAGCATCTTGTAGGCGGCCTTCTTCACCATGGCCGACACAGCCAGCGTTAATTCGTCCGCGCCGCCGGTTCCGAGCGATGACGAAAGCTCGGCCGAGATACGGCGAATTTCGTCCATCTCGCGGAACTGCTCGGCCTTTCGGACGGAGTAGCGGCCGAAGGCAGATGGCGAGATCGGCCCGATGCCGCGATCGGCAAGCCGCGCGTTGAACTCGGCCAGGATGTCGATCTGCAAACGCTTTCCCTGGCGGAGCTCTTCGGCGGCCCAAACAACATCCGGTTCGGCCTCTTCCGGCAGAAGGTCGATAGACGAGAGCCGGCCCCGGCCTTTGCGTTCCGGCGCGCGCGGCATCTCACGCCTCCGGAGAAGGCGTGGCGATGCCTTCGATCACCGACCGTCGCTCGACATGGTCGAGGCCGGCGCGGGTTATTGTGGCTATGGTCACCGTGCCCCGCCTTTCGGTGCTCACCGCCCCCAGCTCTGCCATCTTGTTCAGTTGCGTGCGGACCCATTCACGCGAGCGCCGATAGGCGAAGGCGTCCAGAACAATCGCAAGGTCGGCCTCGTTGAGACGGCCATCCGGCCACTTTGAGAGCTCCTTGAGAATGACCAGCCGCGCATTGGCGACGAGAAACTCATCATAGTCCATCTGATGTCACCCTTTCCTGGACAGCAGGAATTCTTCGACACGCCGAGTGGTGCGTTCGGTCACCTCGGATGATTTCGCCATGACGCCGATCTGACCCTTCATTTCAGTCAGATCGATCTGAAGCTGATGAACGCTCTCCTTCGACGGCATATGCCGGATGTCGTTCTCCAGCTGCCCCAGACGATGATCGTGTTCGGCCAGTTTCGTCGCGTTGCTCTTGGCCCCGCTGGTCAGAAACATCGTGATCGACGAGCCGACTGAAATCAGCAGAGCCACAAGGCTCAGCCATGGTACGAGTGGTGCAAGGTCCATCAATGACGTCTCCTGAAACGTTCGAGACGCTGCTGGCAGTGCAAACACCGTCTTGCGGATGGCAGAGCGGCACGGCGCTCCGGATCGATTTCCTCGCCGCATCCCATGCAGATAGGCGAACCTTCTCTGGCCAATGCAGCGCGCGCGGCACGAATGCCGGTCTCGCGCTCCTGTTCGGCGCGCTGGTCGGCCAGATCGAAGGCGGCGTTGCCAAGCTTCATCGCTGCACGACCGGAAGGTTGAAAGCGCGCTCCCACCCGCCCGTGACGATCTGCAGGGCGCTTTCCAGATGCCGGATGTATTCATCCACGCCGATCTGCGTCCTGTCGGTCTGCAAACGCTGTTGAATCTCGATCTCGCGCCGCAGGGCGTTGTTGACCGCGCATACCTGATCGGGCGTGAGGTTAAGACGAATGCCTGCCGTCATGGCCGCACTCCCAACCATTTCGCCAAGCCGTCCTTGAGAGTATGACCGCCCATATAGAAGCCGGAGAACACCGTGGTCAGCCAGAACAGCGCATCGAGCGGCAACGCGGTCGCCATGTCTGAGCCGAGGCTGGCATCCACCACCGGAACCGCGATCGCGCGGAAGAGCCACAGAAAACCGAGAAACCACATCCACGCCGGCCGCCACGCCCACGTCCAGGTCGCCTCGCCCTTATCCATCTCCGCCTTCTGAAGCGCGATGGCCTGCGCCTGCTGGATGTTCCACTGAGCGACCAGCTCTGGCGCCAGAAGTTCGGTCGCCCTGACGGCAACGTCCAGGTCCTCGCTCGGCAGCTGCGGCAGCTCGGCCGGCGACACACCGGCATTCTGCGCGATCGTCTCAATGATAGTGCCGCCGATCTCACCGGCGACGCCACCCACATGCTTTTCCAACAGGGCCTTAACGAGCGGAGCGCTGACGCGCGCTGCGGCGGCGACCAGGATGGAGGTAAGGGTGGCGCTCATGTCAGCACCGCCATGGTCATCGATACGATCCATGAGACGACGGACGCCAGGAACAGGCAAAGCGTAGCGCCGCCGAAAAAGATCAATAGCGGCAAATAGCCGGACACGCTCGGAGCCGGATCGTTCTCCAGCGCGGCGTAAAGGACGAAGGCGATGGCCGCGCATATGAGCGCGGCTAACAGGAAGGAGAAAGCCACGCTCATGAGAGCACCTCCACCTCGGCCGCATAGGCGGCGGCGCGGCGCTTGTTCACGATGGCCCGGAAGATCAGGAACAGAGTGACGGCAGCACCGGCGGCAAGCAGGCCGCCCAGCACCCAGCCGGCGATCTGGTCGGCATGGTCCGGATTGATCAGCACATCACCGCCACCGGCCGTGGTCGCGGTGCCGGAGGTCCCGGCACCGGCGGTCTGCTTGCTGGCCTTGCTGTCGGCGGCAACCTGTTCCTTCGCCAGCTCGGCCTGCACCTGCTTCGGGCTGGATACGGCAGCAAGCGCCCAGGCAACGCCCTTGGCCTCGATGGCGGCGATGCGCGTGCCCCAGCCCCGACCGAAGGTCACCCACGTTTTCAGCGACTGCACGAATCCAAGCCGCTTGGCGCAGATGCGCTTGACCGTCTCATGGTCGGCACCGCCAATCGACGCATACAGCCATGTCTTGGCGCGAGCTGGGCCAGACATCACTCCCGCGTCGAAGGTCGCCAGATCAACGCCGGCAGCCAGACCATCACCGTTCACCGGTCCCCAATAGTTCTTCCGGTAAATGTCGGAGATCTGTTGCAGGGTGAGGTTACGGATATCAAGGTTGGGATAGGACGCCGCCGAGATACCCTTATTGGTGCCCTTCAGCGTTCCCTTGCCGACCTTGCCGCCGGTCCAGTTGCCCGGATCGCGCTTGTCGCTGGAAAAGCCGCCCTCGTAAGCCAAGGTCACGGCAAGACAGTTCTGAAAATTGTCGCGCAT